GGACCAGCAACGGTGGATGCACCACCTGTCGCACCAGTCGGGCCAGTAGGACCAGCGACGGTGGACGCACCACCTGTCGCACCAGTTGGGCCAGTAGGACCAGCAACGGTGGACGCACCACCTGTCGCACCAGTCGGGCCAGTAGGACCCTGCGGCCCCACGATCTGCCCGATGCTGTCCCATGCGGTGCCGTCCCACACATACAGTTCGCCGTCAGCCTGCACGAGGTAGGCGTCGTTGACCGTGTTACCAGTCGCGGGTAGGGCGCCTACTGTGGCTACGGACCCTACGAAGTTGATGGACGTACCCTGAGGACCTGTCGCACCAGTCGGGCCAGTCGGACCGGCAACAGTGGACGCACCACCTGTCGCACCAGTCGGGCCAGTGGGACCAGCGACGGTGGACGCACCACCTGTCGCACCAGTCGGACCAGTAGGACCAGCGACTGTAGACACACCACCTGTTGCACCTGTAGGCCCAGTAGGACCGGCGACGGTGGAGTCGCTGCCCGTAGGACCTGTCGGACCAACCACCCCGCCGTAGGGCAGGTCGAGGTAGTTATCTACCCCGTTGCCGATCCGGAACTGCCCCGTGTCTGTCTCCAACACGAGCTCCCGGTCTGCGAGGATCGGATTGAACTCGGTCCAGCGGGCAAGCGTGTCGCCACGGAGGGCAAAGCCGATAGTCGAGGAGGGTGTTGGTCCGGGCATATCAGGCCGCCTTGTCGGTGGAGTAGAACTCCAAGTTGCGCTTCAACCGATCGTCATGTGGCACAAGCTCCACTGCAATCGTGCCGTGCTCTACGGCCTCGTCTGCCTCTCCGATGTGGTAGGCCGCCAGCGCCAAGAGATCGTGCGGCCGCGCCCCCCAGACAGTCGGGTCCATCGTGTAGACCAAGGCTTTGTCCTTGATCGTCAGCGCCTGCCTAGCACACTTGTAGCTCAGCTGCCACTGTTCTGTCCTGCGCGCTAGGTCCGCCAGCTCGACCCATGGCTCGCGCGTATTCGGCGCTTCTCTCGTGGCCTTGTCCAGCCAGACCTGCGCCTGCCCGCAGTCGCCCAGCGCCTCGTACGCTTGCGCCATGATGCGCATGGCGTAGCACCGCTCATTCGCCCAGTTCGCGCCGGGGTTCTCGAGGTACTTGTGCAGCGCCACGATGGCGTCGATCCACCGGCGGCCGAACGTCAGCTCACGGGCGTAGTAGAACGCATTGCGCGGGCAGGCAGGGTCTTCCTGCACTGACAGCTCCAGCAGGTCCATGTACTGCCCCCGGCTCTTGGTCGGGTCCGGATGGTGGCTCACCAGCAGCATGTCGGTGTGCGCGTAGACTTCCTTGATCCGGCCGTCCGGGCGGGGGTACTCGTGGCACGGGTGGTGCCAGTGGTAGCCGTGGCGTGCGTGAATTTTCTCGTAGAAAAAGGTGATCCCTGCGCCCCAGTCGAACTTGTACCGCAGACGGGTGGTCTCGCCCAGCTTCCACACGCGCTCGATCTCCTCGCGCCAGCCGGGCTCCAGCCGCTCGTCGAGGTCAAGGCTGATGCACACGCCGATGTCACGGGGGATCATGGCAAGTGCCGCGTCGCGGGCCTTGTCGAACCGCCACGGGCTGATGCAGATTTCAGGGACCGTCGCACCGCAGGCCCGGGCCAGCTCGACAGTGTCGTCGGTGCTGCCGGTGTCCGCGATGAGGATCAGGTCTGCATCCTTGGCGGACTCACAGAACTGCTCGACGAACTTGGCCTCGTTCTTGCTGATGGCGTAGACTGCGATTTTCATTGTGCGGCCTCCGGTTTTGTGGGCCAGATGACCGCGTAGGGGAAGCCCTCTTGGGCGGTCACGTCGCGCAACTGCTGCCTGTATTCAAGCCAATATGGTTCCATCGCAACGTCGCTCAGGGCCATCCAGTCGGTCTGGGACAGCAGGCTGTCGCGCTGCGACCTGATGTTGCGCCCCGCGTCCTCGGCGGGCAGGTTGCTGACCTCCCACCCTTGGGTCCACGCACCGTCGACCTCGGTGAGCGCCGTCGGCGTGACCGTCTGGGTCATGTAGTCGACCGTCGGCTGATCCTGCACGGTGTAGGGGTAGACGTTCCAGTCTGCCAGAAGCGCGTCACTTGGCGACTTCGGGAAGGAGGTATTCGGATTGTCACGGCGTAGTTGCCCGATTGAGTATGTCTCAGGCTGGCCGTTTGTGATCTTCAGATGTGGCATTTAAGCCTCCTTTATGCGGTGAGGTCGTAGAGGGTCACGGATTACTCCAGTTGCTTCTGCACGACGGCCAGCATGACATTGGCGCGTTTCTGTTGGTGAAGCTCAGCGGCAAGGCGTTGCTCAAGCTCCGACCGGAACTCCGCCAACTCGACTTGATCTTCCGCGCTCATGCCGTCGATGTGCTCGATAGCAAGGCGGTAGTTGTCGATGTTGAGCTGGTAAAGCTGCACTTCACCTGTGCGACCTGTCAGGGATTGAGCGAGAGTCTCTTGGATGTTCATGTGATTTATCCTCCTGTGAACGACATGCCCCGTACGCTTCCCGGCGGCAATGTGGCTGGGTTGGCGTACTTGGCCCCAAATCCTGTGGCAGAGGACCAAGCATAGGCGGTTATATTAGGTGAAGTGATGTGACCCACAAAGACAGCATCACCAGCAGGAGAGAATGCCGTGTAGAGGGAAACCTCCGGGGGTAGCGTGGTCGGGTTCGCGTACTTGGCTCCAAATCCTGTGGCAGAGGACCAAGGATAGGCTGAAATAAACGGACTAGCTTCGTATGCCACAGACACGGCGTCACCAGCAGGAGAGAATGCGACGCCGTAGCCTGTTGCCGGCGGTAGCGTGGTCGGGTTCGCGTACTTGGCTCCAAATCCTGTGGCAGAGGACCAAGGATAGGCTGAAATAAACGGAGAGCTTTGGTGAGCGAAGGCGATTGCGTCGTCAGCAGGAGAAAAAGAAACTCCACGGCTAGTCCCTGTAGGTAGCGTGGCAGGGTTTGCATACCTAGTCCCAAACCCCGTAGCAGAGGACCACGGGTAGGCAGCGAGGTTGGGAGCGTTGATATGCGCCACGGCGATAGCGTCACCGGAACGTGAGAATGAGACGTCCAAGACAGCGTTTCCCGGCAATACAGCTGGGTTGGCGTACTTAACCCCGAACCCCGTAGCCGAAGACCACGGGTAAGCACTGATATAGGGCGTAGTCTGATGCCCTACCGCGATTGCATTACCATCGGGTGAGAACGAAACGGCATAGCCGATGCCCACGGGCAGTGTGGCTGGGTTGGCGTACTTGGCCCCGAATCCTGTGGCAGAGGACCACGGGTACGCTGAGACAGAAGGTTCGTTAGGATGAGCTACCGCCACAGCATCGCCAGTGCCTGAGAACGAAACTTTATTGCCGTTCCCCGAAGGCAGTATTGCTGGATTAGCAAACTTGACCCCAAAACCAGTGTCCGACGACCACGTGTAAGCGGATATAAAAGGTGAGGAGTCATGCGCCAGCGCTATAACCTGCGGCTTTTTCTTCTCCGCGCCAGCACCAATCGCCTTAGACCAAAGCATTACGAACCATCCCCAACAAGTGCACCATAGAGCGTTGTGGATACCTTCCATAGTGCAATGACCATTGGGGCATCAGTGGCAAGCGTAGGGGCTGCACCAGCGTTGTTGACCCATGTCGTTGTGGGCCATGTGATTGTATAAGCTGTGCCGTCATTGATGATCAACGTGATCGCCTCGCCGTCCGCGAGAGCATCGGTGTAGGTGGTGGCCCCGCTTAGCGTGTGGGTCTGCACGGTTCCGTTGGAGGGATCGAGCGATGGGGTCGTACCTGTCAGGGCGAAGACCTCTTCTTGGATTGAGCCAGTGAAGACCGCGTCGTCATATGTCTTGTTGGTGAGCGTCTGCGTACCGGTGAGGGTTACGTACGTGGCGGTGTCCGGGGCCGGGCCGGTAGGTCCAGTAGGACCAGTAGGACCAGCGACGGTGGACGCACCACCTGTCGCACCAGTTGGGCCAGTAGGACCAGTAACGGTGGACGCACCACCTGTCGCACCAGTCGGGCCAGTGGGACCAGCAACGGTGGATGCACCACCTGTCGCACCAGTCGGACCGGTAGGACCGGCGACGGTGGACGCAC